CGAGGGCAAGAACCCCGTGGAGGTTGCGAAGCTCCAGCTCAACGGCCAGGACCGCTTCACGGAGCGCGAGGGCCGCTACTTCGACCGCGTCCAGCCCTACCAGCACCACTCGCGCACGCCCACTCGCGGCATCAACGTGTACTCCTTCGCGCTCAAGCCCGAGGAGCACCAGCCCTCTGGCACGTGCAACTTCTCGCGTATCGACAAGGCGACGCTCCAGCTTACGGTGTCGGTCAACACGGTGCGCGGTGGTCGTACGGCCCAGGTGCGCGTGTACGCCGTGAACTACAACGTGCTCCGCGTGATGTCCGGCATGGGTGGCCTGGCGTACTCCAACTAAGCGTAAGGCGAGACGCAATCATAACAACAATAACAAACACTCAACAACAAAACCAAATGTGTGCGGAAACCCGCTCAGATTGGTTTATCATAACACTGTAATGAAACTTGTTATTTTATGCGGAGGAACTGGTGATCGGATGAAGGGATATTCGTTTCCAAAGCCCTTGAATATGATTCATGGAAAACCGGCAATCGCCTACACTCTGAAATCTATACCGGCTGCGCTCACAGACTTTCATTTCGTGTACAGTAGCCATCTTAAACAATATAACTTTGAAGAGGTCATTGTTAACCTTTTCAAAGACAGGCGGTGCACCTTTGTGTGTATTGACTACTTCACGAGAGGCCCCGTCGAGACTGCATGGCTGGGAGTTGAATGGTTAAATGAAGACGAACCCATACTGTTTTTGGATAATGACAATGTATACGAGTTTCCTAGTAATTTCGATCTTAATCAAACAACTGCGTTTGTTGGATGTAAACAGGATCTATCTGGAAGCACGGCGTTTTCGTTTGTTCAGAAAATCGACGATCGCATCACTGCTATCAAGGAGAAACAGAGGATATCTGACACCTATTGCATTGGTGCGTATGGGTTCAAATCGAAGCGCCAATTTCAAGCAGCCGCATTACATGTTCTCGGGGTGTCCAACGAAAAGGAAGTTTATATGTCGCAGTTATTTGATTATATTCTCAAGACCGAACTGGTTAAGTATATCGAATTCCCATCTTCCACTCATCATATCGGTTCGATCATCGAGCTAGAATCGCGTCTGCCGTCTCGAAAGATGCGCATATGTTTTGATCTGGACAACACTCTGGTGACGTATCCAGCTGTGCCTGGCGACTATACCACCGTTAAACCCATAGAACGAATGGTATCGTATGTTAAACGCCTTCGTTGCGATGGACATGTTGTTATTATATATACGGCTAGGCGCATGGCTACACACGGGTCTAATGTGGGAGCGGCTTTGAAGGACATTGGAAAGATAACATTTGATACATTGGAAAAGTTCGGAATCGAATATGATGAGATAATATTTGGAAAACCTATTGCAGACGTGTACATCGACGACCGAGCAGTGAACCCGTACCGTCGAGATATGGCGTCAATGGGGCTCTTTAATATAGACACGTCGGACGAGATAATCAATCAACTACCTACGAATCGTTATAATACACTGGCCTTGAAAAATAACAAGGTTGTGAAGTCGGGGTCGTCGTCTCTTCTACGCGGACAGGAATTCTTCTATAAAAATTACCCTCGTTCCCTAACCTTCTTTCCAGCCTACTATTCGTCTAGTGAAATAGATGGGACAATACGTATCGAGATGGAATATATACGAGGGATATCCCTGTTTCATTTATTGAAACACAAGTTACTTACGTTTGGCCATATTGACAGACTGTTTGACATTCTTGAAATCATGCATCACACACATACTGAGGCACCACTGCCTACACTACAAGAGCTGTCCGATTCATATATCAACAAGTTCCAACAGCGACTGTCAGACAAGGATGTATATCCCGAGGACACGTCTGAGTTAGTATCCCACTACACCAAGCTATTGGTTGATTATACATCTACATCTCTAACTTGCGTACCCGTTATTCATGGCGATTTTTGGTTATCTAATCTAATGCTCTCTTTCAAGGGAGACATCGTCTGTCTCGACATGAAAGGTTCGGTGGGTCAACTTCTTACCTTAGGAGGCGACCCTCTCTATGACTACGCAAAACTGTATCAGAGTCTACTCGGTTATGACTGTTGCTTGTGGGGGTGTGCATACGATTCAGATTATAAGAATTCGTTAATTAGCTATTTCCATGAAAGGGTTGGTTCTCGACTAGCTAATATTAAACTACTAACCGCGGTATTGATGATGGGATCTCTCCACGCAGTTGAGTCTGCTGACGCGCGTTCGCGACTGTGGAAATGGTTAGAAACTATAAACAATGATCTACTTATACGGAGATAGTCATGCTCGACTGTCGTTCAGTGGTCTGCAAGCAGACCACGACTCTCGTTCATTCAACTCGGTGACAATGCATCGGATCGGTCGGGATGGGATCATTGTCAACTGGACGCCCTGTAACCCCGACGACACGGCTGTCCTTGCGTATGGGGAAGTCGATTGCCGAGCGCACATTGGTAACCAAATTGCCCTGGGGCGTGTAGAAGATGATATTATAACCGAACTTACAACCGCATACATGAATACGATTCGCGCAGTTGTCGTGCAGGGACACGTTGTTGTGGTTGCGGTCATACCACCAACAACGAGTCGTGAATACTCTGCAGAAAACCCAGACGGCGGGTTTCCATTTAAGTCAACGGATGAAGATCGTGTGCGTTACACAAAGAAAGTTAACGAATCTCTATCCAAACTATGCGGACAAGCTGGGTTCGTATTTTTCAATCCATACGGACCGTACACGCGGGAGGACGGATGCATGCGGCAAGAGTTGTCTGATGGAAACGTTCATGTCGGGGATACCTCGTACGTCTTGTCGCAGTTTAAACCGGCATTTATCATCCCAGTGTATCCCGGTGACTACAAGTACCTCGAAGAGATTCGCAACCTACCCTCTAATCGTGAATACGATATTGTACTTGTACTCACCTATCACTCTGACAAGAGCACTCTCAATACAAAAAATATTGACGTCGTCCTGGTTCTCGAGGACTTTGTATCACCCGAACAAATGAACGTCATATCATCCAAAAAGTTATACGCTATCGCAAAGACGTACTTTGCGATCAAGGCGCTTTCAGGAAAGTACACGTACCTTGCATGCGTCGACTGTGAGATCAAGTTTAAGAACTGTAGATCGGTATTTGCGAAGATTGCAAAGCGATACCAGGACAATTCCATCGTCGGTTGCACGTTAACAATACGGCAGACCATGAAGACGCGTACGAGTGTGCGACGACTATTAATCGACACAGCGCACAGTATTTCTCAGACGACGAGCGTAATACACTTTCACGATTGACGAATAACTTCAGCTTCTATTCTTGGTTCTCGGATATACCTATATATCGATCAAGCACGGCGATCGACTTTCTAAACCATATTGAGTTTAATGACATAGACAGGTGGCTTGAACGGACAACGGTTAATTTTCATTGGATTCCATACTCGTACTACCGCCTTCTCTATGAAGGTGCTCGCATCCTTGACATGAAGACTCGTGGTATTTTGCGAGAGTGGAGTCTCGAATGCATGCCGATCGAGACGTATAAAAAGGTATGTAGTACGGGATATGTGCCCCTTTGGGTCGTAAATCGAATTTACGATTCGTCTATGACAAACTGTGTACTCACATATCACTGCGATAGAAAGTCCTCCTTTTTTGGTAGAGACTAATAAAAATGCAAATTGCATTATGCATAACCGGATTTGCCCGCACAGTTCATACGTCGGAAGTCATTCGATCTTCGATTCAACGATCTCTCCCCTTGGGTTCGACAATTGATCTCTTTTGGTATTGTCCTACACGACGGGATCCGGACGATGTCTCCGACCCGATTGATACGGTCAAGCTAGTCGATGCATTTGAAAACACGAAGATGTTCCGTCGCGTATGTATTGAATTCTTCGAGTACATGCCGTCTATCTTCTACGAAGAGACGCGGCGACTCCGGTTTTCGGTGGCCGATCTTGTAGAGTGTCGTTCGGTTCCCCGAACATTATCACAGGTCTATAACATCTCGAAGTCTGTCGAGCTTGCCTACGCATCTCAGAACACATACGATGTAGTTATTATCACGCGCAATGATTACATCCCTCACGTTATCACATACGGCATACCGAGTCCGTTGAAACAGGGAATCTACGCATATCGGACATCGCCGTATCGGACAACGACTCAGCAAGTTGGTATGGGAAACGACCTTCTTGATACAGAAGATCGTGCCTTTTACGGAACACACGATGACATGGTAAAATTTAGACAGTTCTATCAACAACTTCACACAGTCTTCACAAGTCCACGAGTCTACCCAGAAATCTTACACACCAAATTTATTCGCAGCCTCATACCCGAAGAACGTATTTACTATCAGGACGGCATACATATTGAGTTTCCACCAAACAGGACGGATCCTATCAAACACAAACTTACGGGCAGTGAATTCAAATTCATAAATGAGTGATTCTGTCCCGATCGATTCACCCCATCACGAAGCATTTGGGCACTGGGTGTTCGAATCAGCTATCTTCCTACCCGAAATACGGAAACAAGGAAAAAGGGTCGCTCTTTCGGCCAAAAAGGACTATAAACAACTGTTTTGCAAGCACTTCGGATTTACTGAAGAAGATGTCGAGTACACATCTGCGCCGCGAGGCGCCACCCTAACCTTGATGGACGCGCCGGTTCCAGCGGAGTACCCCGAGCGTCTTCGGGAATTCTTCGCGCAGTTTTCATCGACCGTGGTTCCCGATGTAGACTTTGTCTTGCTTCCACGACAGAAGAAAGAGAACTACGTCAACAACGATCGGCCGTGTCGGCTGACACCCTATATTGATGTCTTTCGAAAGTCTGGGCGTTCGTATCGCATCGTCAATACAGACGAGATAACAAATCTACAAACTCAAATCGATTTAGTTAACTCTGGTCGAACAGTCATCGTCACCGACGGATCCCCTGCAAATGTAAACGGGATGTTTTGTTCAGGTAAGGATATTTATGTCGTCCGAGACGGATCTCTCGAAACACACGTACCGCAGTATCCAATGTTGCAGATTATACATGCCGAAATAAAGAAGAAGAACACCATGCAGTTCATAGATGCGAGTCAACTCTTCACCCTCGTACGCGCATAGGGTAATCCGTACACACCCCAAGACATACTCCATGGTCTCCAGGCGGCATTACGCAAATAACCGTATCTGTTGTTGGGCTACCGATATTGCCCCATATAAACCCCTTGCTTGTCAGAGTATACGTATCCTTGTCGTGAAAGAAGCAGTTGAACTGATCTTTCAGGGCGATGAGTGCATCCAGGTTCTTGCAGTGAACCCATAGCTTCGACCCATGTTGCGTCAGGAAATCGAGTGAGGTCTCGTGTTCGGGACCATCGTGTCCCAACCAGATCCGACCGTCGATACGCCATATGTCAATCTCACAGTCGAACCCTTCAGAAAGAGCATTCACGATGGTCTCCTCTCGGTTCTCCATTGTAGGATTCGGACCGTGCAGATTTCCACGGTGAGCGATGATCCGCATGATTTACATATCATCTGATATGAAAGTAAATGAAACTTGTTGTTTTCGACCTCGACGGAGTGCTGCTCGACTTCTGCGAGGTACACTACGAAGCACTCAACGAGGCGATTGAGGGTGTCGCCGGTAGTCACGTTTGTATCACTCGCGGAGAGCACGAGCAAGTGTATAACGGTCGCAGTACGAGGGCGAAGCTCGAGTTGCTTCACAAACACAAGGGTCTTTCTCGTGAGCTGTTTGAGGACATATTTCAACGCAAGCAGGAGTTTACATCGATTGCCGTTTCGCGTGTTGCTCCCTCACCCCGTCTACAGACCATGCTTCTTCGATTGACATCCGAGGGGTACCAGACAGCGTGCGCGACGAACTGTATTCGCAAGACGCTCGATGCCGCGCTGAGTGCACTGGGAATTCGCAATCTGTTTACGTTCACCGTGTCGAACGAGGATGTGCGCTCACCCAAGCCCGATCCAGAGATTTATCGGTTGTGCCACGAGATGGCGGGCGTGCGTCCGTCGGAAACCGTGATCTTTGAAGATTCCCCCATCGGCCTCACGGCGGCGGAGGCAAGTGGTTCGTGGGTGACCCGCGTTCCTACGCCCGATTCTTTGACTGAGGAGTTTGTAATGGCGGCTCTTACGCCCGTGACGATTGTTATCCCGATGGCTGGGAACGGAAGTCGGTTTACAAAGGCGGGGTACGTGGATCCGAAGCCGCTGATCCCCGTTCGGGGGAAGCCGATGATTTCGTGGGTGGTCGACAATCTCAGGGTACCCAATGCTAGGTTTGTGTTTATCATCCGGGGCGACTACCCCGAGTCGTGCAAGGATCATCTCCGCGCGATTGCCCCTGGGTGCTCGATTATCGTAGTTGACAAGGTGACGGAGGGCGCTGCATGCACCGTGCTTCTGGCAAAGGATTTGATTGACAATACTACACCTCTCGTCATTGCCAACAGCGATCAGTACATTGACTTTGACGCACAGGAGTTCGTTCACTCGTTCTTGACCTCGGGAGCCGATGGCAAGATTTCCACCTTCAACGGCGAGGGAAACCCCAAGTGGTCTTATGCGGCGATCAAGGATGGGTTTGTTACGGAAGTTCGTGAGAAGGATCCGTTCTCGGAACATGCGACCACGGGTGTGTACGCGTGGAAGCATGGTTCGGATTTTGTGCGGTTCGCGGAGCAGATGATCGCGAAGAACATTCGTGTCAACAACGAGTTCTACGTAGTACCGGTCTACAACGAGGCGATCGCGTCTGGACTGAAGGTTACCATATCGGATTGCGATAAGATGTGGGGACTCGGTGTCCCCGAGGATCTTGAGTTTTTCCTCGCGAACTTTTGAATCTTAGATTGACGTGTTCTTCAGTAGAATATCACCCCCGAAGTCGTGAACCACAGACCATTGAGACCCAAAGACGCTCAGAAGTTCCTCGCGATTCAGTTGACCCTCATACAAACCTGTTGCGTACTCCGTATAGACATACCGGGTCCTCTTCAGCGTCTCCGCCGCTCCTGCAAACACGATATCCTCTGCGCCCTGAACGTCGACCCACATGAAATCAATCACGCTGTCCTTGATGGTCTCCAGATCGTCAAGTCGAATACACTTGACAACGGTCTTGTTCGGAAAGGTACACCACTTGTGTTCTGTGAGGTGTCCTGTGGGGCGCTTCAAGGATGATGACGACGACCAATCGTTACCGTTGTGATCGTCGTCAATGAAGGCTGGAACTCGACCCGACGACATGTAAAACTCGCGGTCCTCGTTGGCATTTGAAAGGGCGACAGGATGAAACTCGCAGATTCTATCGAGACCTCGATCAACAATGAACTTAATATTGCGAGGATCCGGTTCAAACCCGATGATGCGGACAGAGGGGATCATCTCGCGGAATCGGCGCGTATCCTCTGCAAAGTGCATGCCGATCTCAATGATCGTCTTGGGATTCAGATTACGAATAAACTCGTAAATATTCATTTAGTGGTCTTTCTGCCTATACGTCTAAACCGAACAAGGTTCACGCAGACAGTACCCTCGCCCACTTCTGACGAACGTCCGCAATTCTCCTCTCGCGGAAATCACCCTCGGGTGTGTACTCGAACGTCTCCAGTTTGTGCGCCAGATCCTCCAGCGAATCAAAGACAATCGTGTTTGGTGACGCGAAGGTCTCCCACAGACAGCTGTTCTCGATCCAGAACTCTTCGCTCTTAAACGGTTCAAGTGAGCGAGGGGGTCGTGATCCCCAGTAGGCGCTCGCACTTTGTATATTCGGGTTCGCCTTCCAGTACGTCTTGGACGGAATAAACATCGGGATCCCAGCAGTAAAGTGTTCGAACATACTCATCGTCAGTCCGGCTTCGTAAGGGAAATGAATGACTCCCCGGTAACTGGCAATATCCGACCACTGGTACCTGCTCGGTTTCGGGGTCACAAGTGGATGTTCGAATGAACCCGAGTACACTAGAAAGGTGGGCTTCGTGGGAGAGTACTTCATGTTTGTGTAGAGACACAGGGAGGGGATCAAGGTCGTCCGAATACCAGCACCGTACAAGGTGTACAGCTGATCGGTCCTATTGTTTGACACGGCCTTCAGCCGATTTGACGACTGAAGTCTTTGCAGGCACTGATTGAGTTTCTGAGCCATCTCCATGTCGCGGTTCCAACAAAAGGGGAGATCGTAACGACATGCATTGATCATGATGATGGGCTTGTCGTACTTTTCAAACACGAGGGCGAATGCTGTCGTATAACAAACTAGAAAGGCGTCAAAGCTACGAAGGAACCTATCGTAGTTCGCTTGGAACCGCGCAATCATCTGAGGATTGAGGTCCCTCCATGTTGTGTTATTGATATGCTGAGCCATGGCAAGTTGTTTATTCATGACCCAGTGATGCCCGCTCATGCACCAATCAACGACCTCGATGTGCGGATTTGCGCTCTTGAAGTCTTCAACAACAGAGATATGCATGTCCATGCAAAACACCCGCATTTGAGTATATACAAACCGCACATTTCGTAAATGTGTTCTAGGATTTAGTGCGCCGAAGAAAATTGAGGGCGCGTCGTTGATCCTTCGGGGGGTCTGCGCGGGTTTCTGCGCGGGGTTCCCGTGGTGCCAGACGCCTGCACTGGATTGGGTACGCATCGAGAGAGGACCAGTCTCCCTTGTAATCAAACCGTTGGTGGTAGTACTGTCTGTCTCCGAGGTATATGTTGACCTCGTCGGGGTAAATGACCTGCGCGATATTGTGCTTTGCGAGACAAATATTGAAGAGACCATTATCTGCATCCTGACCTATAAACTGGGGATGTTCGGGATGTGCCCTTGACGGCGATGAATCAATGAAGTGGGGTGTCTCGCACAGAACCAACCAGTCGCGCAAGAGATGAAGAGAGGCTGCTGTCTTTTTTATTAACATGACGCCCGCATAACACGAGTTCATATCTCCCTGAAGTAGTTCTGGATAGTACATCATAACCACGTCGTTTTTAACATAGTGCGTTGCCTTGTACGCGTCGTTTGTCGAGAAAACGACCATGTCCTTTGTCTCTAACATGTCGAGGTACTCATTGAATCGTTTCAATCCATTCTTGTTGAGCCACACCCCAGCGTCACAGTACATCAGAGTGTCGCCCACCGAGAGGCGATCGAGAGCGTCCAGTATAATTTTTGGTTTCCACATGTAGTGCCCGTACCCCTTCGGGTTTGATTCGATGAAGTCCTTGTGTCTCGCAACAAACTCGAGTATGTCATACTCGTTCATTGCACGGATCTCGTCGAACACGCCAAACTCCCTTGCTTGCTGAACTATCCGATCTGGTTTCATAAAGTTCGTGTTTGCAAACGTAATAAACACCCGACGACTCATTGTGTCGTATGAACGTTATCACTTAAACTTCGGGATATATAAATTTGTTTACAGGATACCCCTGATAACATACCAATGACGTGTCGCATTTGCAAGTCATCGAACAGTGTGCCCGTCGTCGACCTGGGAGAACAGGTCATTACGTCTCGGTTTCCAGCCCTTGGTGACACGTCAACTCCTCGCACCCCAATCTGTCTTGTCCTGTGCCGTGAGTGCGGTCTCGTTCAACTGCGTGATACGGTGAGTGGCTCGGAGATGTACGAACATATGTACGGGTATCGTTCAGGACTGAATGAGATGATGCGAAAGCACCTTGAGGAGTACAACGCTGAACTGTCCTCCATGGCTGGGTTGTGGCCTGGTGACGCGGTTCTCGATATCGGAAGCAACGACGGGACCTTCTTGTCGTGCTATCCACCGACGCTCCGTCGGATTGGGTGCGATCCTACGGGGAAGCAGTTCGAAGAGTTCTATACGGATATGAAGATTGTTCCGACGTACTTTACTCGGTCTGTCTTTCCCGATACTCGGTTCAAGGCAGTGTCGTCCATTTCGATGTTCTATGATCTCCCCGATCCCGTCCAGTTTGCTCGCGACGTACACGCCGTTCTCCTCGACGATGGAATTTGGACCCTGGAGCAGAGTTATCTGGGGACCATGATCGAACAGAACAGCATCGATACAATTTGCCACGAGCACGTCGAGTACTACGGTCTTCGGCAGATTAAGCGTATCATGGACGAGGCGGGCTTTGTGATTGTGCGTGTCTCCAAGAACACGTGTAATGGGGGGAGTTTCCGTATCTATGCAGCGAAGGCAGGATTTTCCGCTGTCGAGTGTCCGGAGGTTGCCGAGTGGATTGCGAAGGAGGGATATCTCTCGGATCCGCGTACGTATGAGCGCTTTGTGGAGTCCTGTGCTACAGAAGTTTCCAAACTCACATCCTTCCTCGCGACACACAAGACCTATGTCTACGGTGCATCGACCAAGGGCAATTGTCTGCTGCAGTACGCAAACATCACCCCTGATCGTGTTCCGTATGCCGTTGAGCGTAATCCTCTCAAGTTTGGAAAGATGACCTCGACGGGTATTCCTATTGTCAGCGAGGAGTTCATGCGCGAGAACCCACCAGAGGCGCTTCTTGTTCTGCCCTGGCACTTTCGTGAGGCAATCGTTCAGCGCGAGGCGAACTACCTCGCACAGGGAGGCCGACTGGTGTTCCCCTTTCCCTCGTTTGAGGTCGTCACCCTCTCCCGTTTAGAGACTCATCTGTAAGAACAGGTATATGCTGAAGACCCAGAGCCAGGCGTCCCAGGACATCTTCGTCCATGCTGTCATGCGGAAGAAGACAGGCGTGAAGACGTATCTGGAGGTGGGCGCCGCTATGCCAACGATTATTAACAACACACACATGCTAGAGTCTGACGGCTGGCGGGGTCTGTCTATTGATATTGACGCAAACTACGGTCCTCAATACGTTGAGGAGCGTCGTAATCCCTTTCTGGCCGCCGATGCGTGCACGGTTGACTGGAACCCTATTCTCAACGGACACCCATTCTACGGCAAGACGATCGATTACCTCTCGTTCGATGTTGATAATGCCACACCGATTGCCTTCCCTCGATTTCCCTTTGAGACGACGCAGTTCAACGTCATCACGATCGAGCACGATGCCTACCGCGTAGGACCTGAGATGCGAGACATGATTCGCGCACGATTGACGTCGTGCGGGTATCAACTCGTGTGTGGTGATGTCATTTGTGAAGGATTCGGGGAATTTGAGGATTGGTGGGTCTTTCCTAACAACGAGGTCGATATGGCTCTGGTTGAGACACTGAGGTGCAATAAGACCCCGTCTAGGCAGATTGTGAGTACGATAGTATCCTCGATATAAGAGTCTCTCGGAGAACGTCGGGCGCCCATTTCTTGCGTAGGGACTGGATGTGCGCCTTTGCCTTGGGGCTGTCTATGATATCCCGAATAGGGGTCTTGAGGGCGCAAATCGAGTCATCGTAAATGTGACGGAACATATTTGAATCTGAAATCGCTAGAGGTCGATCCAAACCAATAAGATAGTCGGTGACACTCGAGCACCCGCGTCCAGGTTGTATCTCGTACATAAATATATTGATATCGTTCGATGTCAAGAATCTCATGAGTGCCTCGTCGTCGAGATACTCATGTTGAATCTCGATCCGAATGTCGGGCTTGTAAATAAACATTCGACACGAATCGAGGAGCGCCTTCGTGTACGACATATTCTCGTCCTCATTTGCGTACGTGCATTTGGGGAGTGAGAAACGAATCCGCGCCACATCATAGCTTTCCTGAACGGCTTTGACGACGCGGTCAAACCGTTTTTCGTAGAACCCAAATCCGAAGGTCCCGATTGTCGGAATATCATTGGGTACGCAGGGGAGAGTGGTCGTCGGCTGAAAGACAGGGCGAGGGATTCCGTTGGGTGCTGTGGGATTACTATCCAAGATCATGCGAGGGTCATCCGTGAACGGCATGGGTCCCTCGTGATAGATGTAAAAGGTGGGTATCGACAGAGGAGTCCACCAGGGGAAGAGAAGACCGTGATAGTTCAACACCACAAAGGCATACGGACGCTTTGAGAGAGCAACGTGGAATTCTTCAAGAGACTCCACCTCTGCATAATCGAAGATATTGTCGTGATTGATATTTTTAACCAATCGGAGGAAGTACTCGTATGCTCCGCAGTTTCGGCGAGGGGTGTTCACAAGAAGGACGGGAATCTCTCCACGGTCGAAGGCCTTGCGCTTGGCAACCATGGAAGACGACTGGACGTCGTTGTGGACCATCTTGCGAACAAGTGCTTGAAAACTGATCTCCCGCTTCCAGTTCAGAACTGTCCGTGCCTTGGTTGCATCTCCAATCAGGATATCAACCTCTGCAGGACGGTAAAACTGAGGGTTAATACGAATAACCACACGCCCCGACTCGTCGCGACCGATCTCGTCAAGACCCTCACCCTCCCAGGTCAACGAGTGTCCTGCCTCTCGAAAGGCAATCTCAATGAACTCGCGGATCGTATGTGTCTCCTCGCTTGCAATTACGTAGTCGTCGGGTGTATCATGCTGCATCATCAGCCACATGGCGTTGACGTAATCCTTTGCATGTCCCCAGTCCCGCTTGGCGCTCAAGTTACCCAGTTCAAGAACGAAGGACGGATCGGTGTAGATCTTCTCCAGACCCAGGGTAATCTTGCGAGAGACAAACTCGGGACCACGGCGCTCCGATTCGTGATTGAAGAGAATGCCGTTACAGGCAAACATGCCGTAACTCTCTCGGTAGTTCTTGACAATCCAAAATCCATAAAGTTTCGCCACGCCGTACGGACTCCGAGGGTAGAAGGGCGTAATCTCCTTTTGAGGGATCTCAACCACCTTCCCATACAGTTCCGATGTTGACGCCTGATAGAAGCGGGTCTTGTCGGCAATTCCCAGCTGCCGAACGGCTTCTAGAAACCGCAAGGGTCCCAGGGCATTGACTTCGGCGGTGTACTCGGGTTGTGTAAAGGAGGTGTGGACCTGCGACTGGGCGGCAAGATTGTAAATCTCAATGCGTTCGGCATCGCGCAGTTTCAGGAGAAGGTTGAGGATGGAGGTTGTGTCTCCCATGTCTCCCTCCACCAGGGTGAGGTTCGGGTGTTGGATCACAGTCTCGATCCTTTCAACATTGCTGGTTGAGGATCGGCGGACAAGTCCGTAGACGAGGTAGCCTTTTGACAGCAGGAGTTCGGCGAGGTACGAGCCGTCCTGCCCGGTAATGCCCGTGACGACGCCGACTCGCATTTACTTTACGTATATGTATTGTTGTCTCACTTATTAACGTTTACATAAGTCAAGAGATTACATACAATGGTTCGGGTCTTCTCCTTCTGTCTGTACGGGCCGGAGAACCCGCTGTATTATGACGGGTTGATTGAGAACATCCTGCTGATTCGCGAGTACTTCCCAGACTGGAAGGTGTACGTGTATCTTGCACCCGATGTCACCCCTGTCATGCAGAGTCGTCTTCGAGAGTACCCCAACGTTGTCATACGTCGTACAGGTGAGTACGGACATGTCAATATGATTCATCGCTTTTTTGCCATCGATGAACCCGAGGTTGAGGTTATGATGTGTCGGGATGCGGATAGTCGAGTGCATTGGAAAGATCGGTGGGCGATCCAGGAGTTCCTCAAGTCACCTTATTCGGTTCACACGATTCGTGATAACTACGAACACTTTGCCACCATCATGGGCGGACTGTGGGGAATGCGTAAGGTGGATGGCATTTCGATACATGCCTTGTACGAAGAGTTCAAGACAAAACCCGTGAGCTGGGGTGTCGGGTACGACCAGAATTTTCTGAACGACAAACTGTATCCCCGCGTTATCGACATCATACTCGCGCACTACAGCTTTGATCGGTGTCGGTTTGTTCGAGAGCACGCAGAGAAGTTCCCCTTTACGTGGACGAACGACATCTACTGCGGGCGGGTAGAAGCCGTCGAGTCGAAAAAGACAAATTGGACTTCAAACAGGAGTCTGTCTACCGGTACATTCACAAATATTCTGCGTAAGAAGTAAGAATGGAGGGTGGTGCTCGTACAATTGGTTCTCGCGCCCAGGTCATGCACGGTACGGCAATGAAGACGGCGGGCGGTCTCACGAAGTCGGACCTCAAGTATAACAAGGCGGGTCGTATTGTCTCGCGCGCCAAGTCGCAGCGTGCGCGCAAGGAGAAGCGTCTCCAGAAGGCTGGATACCACACCCGTAAGGGAGTGTTCGGACACGTAAAGAAAGGTGGTGTGGAATAATAAATGCTCTGGCTAGCACTTTTGACAGCGACGGCCTGGGTTGACTTTGCCGTCATCGTTCTCTCTAAGATAGTACCTCTGACCAAATCCCTCGGTCAATGGTACTCTCAGTTTGGGGTCTCCGCCGTGACAGCCGACGTTCTGATTATTGTTCTCGGGATTGCGCTCTCCCAGTTCCTCTTCCCGGGCATCTCGGGGTGGAGTCTGGTCGCCGTTGCCGTTGTGATCCAGCTCATCCACGATGTGCTCTTTTACCTCCTCGTCGTGAAGCGGGTGCCCGACGGTCAGAATAAGATGATTGATACCTTCAAGACCTACGCGGCGGAGGGATCGTGGAAGATCTTGCTCGCCGATGCCTCGATGGTGACTGCGTCTGTGTTGCTGATGGAGTTCCTTGACGCTGTTCTCACCGACGATCAGTTGGGTTTCGTTGGACTCTTGGCAGTGTACTCGCTCTCATACATAATCTACACCAAGTAACAATGGGCGCGGGACTCTTTGGAACACCCCTGTATCTGAACCCCAAGTGCCTGGTCTTTTCCGCGTTTGTCCTGGTGATTTACTGGATGCCTCACCCGACAGCGTACACTCACAAGATTGTTGCTGCGTTTTTGCTTGCCTGTGTGGCGTACGTTCTGATGGCTTGGTACGATTATTGGTACGACTGCAATGACCGGCTCAAGCCGACCCTGCTGGGGTGGATGTGGGGGTGGGCGAAACCTGCCGAGTACCGCAAGAAGTTTGACGAGTTGCCAGTCAAGTACCAAAAGATCGTCCGCACAGTGGATATCGTGGTACTGATTGGCGTTCTGGGCTTGCTGGTGTATCCCTATATCGCTTTTCGTCGCAAGTAAGGAATAAGAATGGCGAAGAAGAAGGATGCGATCGACAAGATCGTGGAAGGTATTCACTGGAACGTGGGGAGTTTCTCCATGCTTCCCGTGTTCTTTGGCACCATTCTCGCCTCGCTCGACATTGCGATGATGGGAACGGCCAAGATGGTGAGCCAGGGAACTCTGCCTTATTACTCGGGCGCGGCGGCGGCTGTGGGTATGTATGCCCTGGTGCCCCTTATCTTCATCCGCGCCCTCCGTTATGAGGGCATGGTTGTGACAAATCTGGTGTGGAACCTGATGAGTAACATCATCGTGACACTCCAGGGCGTCTTCATCTTCGGTGAGTCCATCAAGGGTCTCCGTTGGTTGGGGATTGCCATGAGTCTGGTGTCCCTTGCACTTCTCGCCTACACAGATGACTAATTGCGTAAAGATACTTTCACAACTCATCAAGAATAGAAACATACAATGAGCGACGATTTGGTGGTGGCAAAGACGGTCCAGACTGCCCCCATCCGGACCCTCGCCGAGGGTCTGAAATCCATGCTTGTCGAGATGAGTCTCGTCTTCGACAAGGATGGTATCCGTATGTTGGCGGTGGATAACGCCAAGACCGTGCTGACACACATGCGCCTGCAGGCGTCCAAGTTCGAGCACTACGAGTACAACCACTCGGCTCCCAAGCTCGATGTGGGTCTCAACACCGATCACTTCTATCGCATCGTCAAGACGGTCACGAACGACGACACCATCACCTTCTCGGTCTCCAAGTCCGAGTCCAATCACCTGATGATTACACTGGAGAACGGTGAGAAGAAGCGCCGGATCCGCTACCGCCTCAACCTGCTGGACCGCGATGATTCGGACATCACGATGCCCGAGACGGAGTTTGCCACCCGCATCACGATGCCCTCGCTGGACTTCCAGAAGATCTGCCGCGACATGACGCTCCTGTCGGCCAAGACGGTGGATATCAAGAACGTGGGAGACAGCCTCACCTTCTCCTGCAAGGGTCCCTTTGCGTCCCAGACGGTCACGATGGGTGATTCGACGTCCGAGATCTCGATTACGAAAAAGGAGAACAACGAGATCGTGAGTGGCACGTTCTCGCTTCCTCACCTGGTGCTCTTCACCAAGTGCTCGAACCTGTCGAACAACCTCGAGATTCACTTGAAAAATGATTGGTTCTTGATGATTCGGTATGTGATTGCGAATCTGGGTGATATTAAGCTGTGTCTAATGCCTTGCTCCACGTAAGCTTACTTGGGACGCAGGTTGTGTGCCTTGTACGCGATGTCACTACCGACCTTCATCTTCAGAGAGGTCTTGAAGAGGCGCCAGTCGGACACCGTGGTCGTGGTGTTCCAGATCTTGATGATGTGAAAGGGACCCTTGGGCGAGAGCGTGACGCCCACGATCGTCTCGTTGTGGCGCGTGAGGAGAGAGGAGGCCACACAGTGGACCATGCAATCGACGAAGACAGAGTGGGTGTCGGCGGCATCCACCTTCTTGGACCAGGCACCGCCCCGGTCATTCTCCAGGGCATCCCAGAGGGGACGGAAGCCGTCCTTCATAAAGAAGAACATACCCGAGTTCCACGCATCCAGCGTGATGGTCTCGATGATGTTCCAGAAGTCTCCC